TTTGTCGGATATCGCGCTGGTCGCAACGTCACCAATGGATCAAACACTTCTGTTGGCCGCGACGCACTATATGGCAGCACCAGTTCTGGCGTTGCAAATAGCGTGGCAGTCGGTGCGTTTGCTTTAACTAACGTTACCGCAGGCGGATCTCACGTCGCGGTTGGCTATAACGCCGGGTTAAACGTAACGGATACTAACTGGTGTACGCTGGTTGGAAATGGCGCGGGGCAGTTCATAACTACTGGCGCTGCCAATACGATAATTGGTTATAACGCTGGTGGAAGCCTTACTACCGCAGGCACCAACTGCGCCCTTGGTGACAGTGCGTATAGCTCCAGTGGAAACTACAGTAACTCTACCTGTCTGGGTTTCAACTCTAACGTTACAGGTGGCGCGCAGGTCCAGCTTGGAGACTCGAGTACCACGACCTATGCCTATGGCACCGTGCAAAATCGTTCAGATGCGCGAGACAAAACCGAGATCCAAGACACTGACCTTGGCTTGAACTTTATTTTGGCGTTGCGTCCCCGCAAGTTTAAGTGGGACATGCGCGAAGACTATCGCACGAAGCCTCCGGTTAAGCCGGATGCGGCGGACTACGAAGGCCAGGAGGCCGAGTACAAAGCGGCTATCGCTGCGTGGGAAGTGGCCTATGCGAGCTGGCAGGAGTCGGTGGATCTTAGCAACATCGTTCATGACGGCACGCATACTCGCAACCGATATCACCAGGGTTTGATCGCTCAAGAGGTCAAGGCAACCATGGATTCCATGGGCGTCGACTTCGGTGGTTACCAGGACCACAAGATCAAAGGCGGCCAGGATGTCCTGTCGATTGGCTACGAGGAGTTGATCCCTCCGTTGATCAAGGCTTTCCAAGAGCTCAAAGCCGAGTTCGATGAGTACAAGAGGACGCACCCATGATGACAATGGTCAGCACTTTCCTCTCCTTCCTCGCAGGCGGACTGCCTAAGATCCTCCAGATCTTCCAAGATCGGCAGGACAAGAAGCATGAGTTGGCTCTTGTGGCGGCGCAAAAGGAGCGTGAGCTCGCTTTGGCGGAGCGAGGCTTTCTCGCGCAGGCGCGCGTGGAGGAGATCAAACTCGAGCAGATCCAAACGCAAACCGCAGCCGAAGAGCGTGTGGCGCTGTACCAGCACGACATGGAGATCGGCAAAGGTGCGAGCCAGTGGATGATCAACCTGCGCGCTTCGGTGCGTCCGGTTGTGACTTACATCTTTGTTCTGGAACTGGTCGCTATCAACATCGCCGGAGTCTGGTACGCCTATAACACGGGTGTACCGTTTGCGGCTGCCATGGCGGAAGTGTTCTCCGAGGACGAGATGCTAATCCTGTCCTCGATCATCGCCTTTTGGTTTGGAACGCAGGCATTCGGTAAGAAGTGAAAGTTTCCAAGGCCGCCATTGAGATGATCAAACATCATGAGGGCGTCAGAACACGCCCTTATCGGTGTCCGGCCTTGTTGTGGACCGTGGGCGTTGGACATGTCATCGAGCCGACTCACACTGCGGTGAAGTATGAGGAACGTCGCCATTTACCGATACCCGCAGGGTGGGATCGCACTCTCACGATGGACGAGGTGGACCGGATACTTGCTGAAGACCTTCGTCGGTTTGAGCGTGGCGTGGTTCGACTTTGCCCTGCTGCTATTGGCCGTCAAGGAATCTTCGATAGTCTCGTTAGTTTTGCCTTCAACGTGGGCCTCGGCAATCTCCAACGCTCTTCCCTTCGGATGAAGACGAACCGGGGGGACCTTAAAGAGGCCGCTGATGAGTTTTTGAAGTGGACCAAGGCTGGTGGTCGTGTGCTGCCTGGGTTGGTCAAACGGCGCAATGATGAACGCGCCTTGTACCTATCAGGAGTGCATCAATGAAAGTTACCCTTGAACCACGGACCACGGACCTTGGACTGGTCGAGCCTGCGCACACCGTAGAGGTCTACTGCGGGGCCTGCGGGTACGATCTGGATGAGGCGGAGCTCAACGCCGACACGTGCTCTGACTGTGGCCAGCCGCTGAACCTGAAGCAGCATGTGTCCATTCAGGTCACAACGATCCCTGCTGCCACGGGAGCGACGTTGCGATGAAGAAGGCCAAGAGCAAGGTGAACGCCGCCGGCAACTACACGAAGCCGAGCATGCGTAAGCAGTTGTTCGAATCCATCAAGGCGCGTGCGGTTCAGGGCACCAAAGCAGGCCAGTGGTCCGCGCGCAAGGCACAGCTATTAGCGAAGAAGTACAAGGAGAAGGGCGGTGGATACCGTTGATCTCTTTGAGATCGTAACCAGGGCATGGCCAATCCTACTTGCTTTAATCACCCTAATTATTGTGCTGTCGAAGTTAGACCTTCGCGTAGCCATATTGGAAGATAAGATAAAGACCTTGTTTGACTTACTAAACGGTAAGAACTCCAAATGAACATGCAAAAAATCGTAGACATGTTGTTCCCCGTCCTGCTGGCCGCCGTGGGCTGGCTCTTGACGGAGATCACATCGTTCAACAATCGTCTGATTGCTATCGAAGGCAAAATGCCTGCCCTGATTACGCCGGAAGGCGTGCCGACTGACAGTCCGATTAGTGCTGCTAATCGTCAAAAGCAGAAGGAAGAGTTGCTGGACAAGATTTACGACCTGCAACTACGCGTCAAGTTGTTAGAGGAGCGCAACAAGTGAAGGCTCCCCAACAGTCATTGAAAAACTGGACCGCTCAAAAGTGGAGGACAAAAAGTGGTAAACCGTCTAGCAAAACTGGTGAGCGATACCTTCCAGAAGCTGCGATCAAGAGTCTCAGCCCTCAAGAATACGCTCGTACAACGGCTGCGAAGCGCCGTGGCAAAGCTAAAGGGAAGCAATTCGTAAAGCAGCCGAAGTCGATTGCTCGTAAGACAGCGCAGTACAGGTGAGACATGGCCAGCGTTAAGAAGGATGCGATTGGACAGGAGATTCGTAAGTCGTACGAACGTGGCCAGAAAGGCTGCCCGGAAGCGACGATGGACATCCACATCAATCTCAAGAACCGAAACAATGCGATCAAGGAGTATGGGTACGGTCCGCTGAACCCAGAGGCCGAGTCGCGTGCGTTTTGGGACAAGAAGGCCGAACTCTGGTCGACCACGGTGCGGGAGGCCAAGAAGGCACGCTGTGGCAACTGTGCCGCGTTCATCCAAACCCCGAAGATGCTGACTTGTATCGAGAACGGCATCGAAGACCCCAGCGAGGAGCACGAAAACTACGCCCCGGATGTGGTCGCGGCAGCCAATCTGGGCTACTGCGAGCTCTTTCACTTCAAGTGCGCTGGCGACCGGACGTGTGACGCGTGGCTCGTCGGCGGCCCAATCAAGTAACATGCGGCCATGGCATACTTCAGACTCTTTCTCAAGCCCGGTGTAGACAAGCAGAACACCGAGTACGGCGCTGAAGGCGGGTGGATCGACAGCGATTACATCCGTTTTCGGTACGGCTTGCCTGAAAAGATCGGCGGTTGGACGCTGTTTGACGGAGTTGCCACCTACTTGGTGGGCATGCCGAGCGAAGTCTTCACCTGGAACAGCCTGGACGGGGCTCCGTACCTCGTTGTGGGCACTTCCCGTAAGGTTTACGTGTCTTATGGCGGTAGTTGGGGCGATATCACCCCGATCCGAAGCACCGCCACTGGTGTTACGTTCGACACGACCAACGGCTCAACGACAGTTGCCGTAAACGACCCCGCGCATGGCGCTTCGGTGGGCGATTTCGTAACCTTTTCGAACGTTACCGGTAACCCCGGCGGTATCACTAACGCCAGTCTTCAGAATGAGTTCGAAATACAAGAGATTTTGGACGCGGCGTCCTACACGATCATCGCCCCCAGTGCCGCTACGTCAACGGCTACGGCTGCCGGTACGGCAGATGCCGCCTATCAGCTCAGTGTGGGGTCAGACGTCAATTATTTTGACTATGGATGGGGTGTCGGTACGTGGGGCACGGGCACTTGGGGCACTCCCCGTACCAGCGGCGTTGGTGTAGCCCTTTATTCGCGGGTCTGGCAGTTCGATACGTTCGGCGAGAAGCTCATTATGCAGCTTGTCAACGGCGGTATTTATGAGTGGACACCGGATCCGGCAAACATAGACGTTCGGGCTACCGCGATCACCAATGCCCCGACTAAGAGCAAGTACGCGTTGGTCTCCACCCCGGATCGTCACTTGATCTGCTTTGGTACGGAGTCCACGATCGGTAACCCGACGACGATTGACCCGATGTTTGTGCGGTTTTCCAACCAGGAAGACATCAACACCTTCGTCGCCACAGCAACGAACACGGCCGGTGGACAACGGCTCACGGACGGTAACGAGATTATCTCCGCATTGCGTTCACGCGGTCAGATCCTGATCTGGACAGACACATCACTGCACGGTATGCAGTACGTCGGTCCCCCGTACACCTTTGGCTTCCAACAGTTGGGCGCAAACTGCGGCTTGATTGGTCCTCATGCCTCTGCCGACGTGAACGGTGTGGCGTATTGGATGAGCAAGGATGCGTTCTTCGTGTTCGACGGTACGGTGAAGAAGCTGCCGTGTAGCGTGCAGGACTACGTGTTTAAGGACCTCAACATCGTCCAAGCCACGAAAGTGCATGTCGGCATTAACACGCAGTTCAACGAAGTGACGTGGTGGTATTGCACGTTAAACAGCAATTTCATTAATCGCTTTGTGACGTACAACTACCTCGAGAACGTGTGGTCCGTGGGCACTATGTCGCGAACCGCGTGGCAGGATCTCGGCGTATACGACAAGCCGTTGGCCGCTGATTACGACCCGGCCAGCACAGCCTCGACGATTTCTACCATCTACGGCTTGACTGCCGGTAGGTCGATCATCTTTAACCAAGAAGATGGCGTTAACGGTAACGGCTCTGCGATATCGGCGTACGTCAAATCCGGTTACTTTGACATCGGCGACGGCGATCAGATGCTCTACATGCGTCGCTTCATCCCAGACTTCAAGAATCAGGTAGGAGACCTCACGGTCCGATTGCTATTGCGCCCCTATCCGCAGGCTTCTGCTGTCCCGAGCTCTTTGGATCCTTACGTGATCACTCCTACGACGGATAAAGTCGACACTCGGGCGCGCGGACGGCAGATTAGTTTGCAGATCGAGAGCGATGCAGTGGACACCAACTGGCGCTTCGGTACGTTGCGCGTGGACATCCAGCCGGATGGGTTGCGATGAGCAAGATTACTAACGTACGTCTGCCGAACGCCGCGCCGGTTCAATACAGTGCGGAGTCGTTCGACCAGCTCGTGCGTTCGCTCGAACAGGTCATTTTTCAGCTTAATAACACCTACTCGCCAGCCGTTACCGAAGACAAAGATTCAGCCTATGCCTGGTATGGCGATGGTGGAGGATTTATAGACATGAGCGGAACACCGGTCCCTGTTTCACTTGGGGGAACGAACTTAGACGCCTTTGGTCGGTTGCGTGTCAGTAACCCCCTGACGTTGTTTGACTCCTCTCATCGCTATGCGGATAACAATCTGTGGGTCAACAGCATAACCGGCACCGCAGCGGCGACGTTTAACGCTAATGAAGGGCTGATGGATCTGACGGTTGGCTCGGCCAGCGGCGACCAGATCATCCGAGAGACTATCAAAGTCTTTTCGTATCAGCCGGGTAAGAGCCTGTTGGTGATGAACACGTTTGTGTTTGGCACTGCCAAGGCCAACCTGCGCCAACGTGCGGGTTACTACGGCGCGGCCAACGGCATTTACTTTGAACGCGAAGGCTCAACCAACTACATGGTCGAGCGCAGCAGTGTCACAGGCGCTCCAATCAACACCCGTGTTGCACAGGCGAACTGGAATCAAGACCGATTGGACGGTACCGGCCCGTCTGGCCTGACCTTGGACTCCTCCAAGGCGCAGATTCTGTACATGGACGTTGAGTGGCTAGGCCTTGGTACTGTGCGCACCGGGTTCATCATTGACGGGGTTTTCGTCCCTGCTCACAACTTTGATCATGCCAACCTGATCACTACCACCTACATCACCACCGCTTCTTTGCCGCTGCGGTACGAGATGACCAACGTGGCCGCAACCGCCAGTGCAAGCACGCTTAAGCAGGTCTGCTCAACGGTGATTTCTGAGGGCGGCTATGAACTACGCGGAGCGCAGTTGTCCGCAGGAACCCCCATCACAACCCCAAAAACGCTGACCACTGCCGGGACGGTTTATCCCATCGTGTCGTTCCGCTTGAAATCAACGCGGTTGGACGGGATTGCTATCCTGACCGCAATATCGATTTTGGGCGTTACAAACAATGCCAATTATCAATGGTCGGTGGTTGTAAACGGCACCACGACAGGTGGTACTTGGGTCAGTGCAGGCACGAACTCTTCTGTTGAATACAACATCACCGGCACATCGTTCTCCTCTACTGGTGGCCGCATCTTGGCGACGGGCTACTTCCAAGGCTCCAACCAAGGAGCCACTAGCGTGGACATTTTGAAGGCCGCGCTGTTCACCACTCAACTTGAGCGCAACCCGTTTACTGCGACACCCTATGAGATAACGCTGGCCTGTTCGGCGGCATCCAACGGGGATCAGGTCCTGGGCTCTTTGGACTGGGAAGAGATCAGCCGATAAGAGGACAAAATGGCCAACAAGTATTTTAGAAAAGCCAGTATCCCAACCGCCGCAACCCCCGCGACGCTGTATACCGTTCCGGCGGCTAATGCGACGATCGTTCGTTCTTTGCGGGTTACTAACGCCGGGACCGGGGTGGCCGCAATCACGGTGACTCACATTGGGACTGGCACAACCTATTACCTACAGAAGTCCCGATCGCTCTCGGTGAACTGCACGTTTGACGTGTTTAATGGCATCCCTTGTGTGCTTGAGGCAGGGGATTCGATTCAGATCGAATCGAGCATAGCCGCCGTTACTTTTTACCTGTCCTACTTGGAGACTGACCGCTCGTGACAAGTGGACAACGCTTGACAACTTGGCTCATAATCCCCGCCATATCCGCGTCCTTTCCCGGCGCGCGACCCCTTGTTGGGTCTTTGGCACAAACCGGAAAGGACACCTATGGAAGATGAAGGCATCATGGGCCTGCCTCCGGGGCAAGCCATGCAAAATCCGGCTCCTCCCCAGCAGCCTGTGGTATCCAGCGCGGACTCCTACGACGCTGCTCTTTCTGGTTTAGGCCTGTCTCAAAACGGTCCGGGCCAGGTCTCAGACGTTAAGCGCGCTGTTCAGGACGCCATTGGTGACCTTGACCTAAGCGCGAGTGAAGTTGCTGCACTGCTCGATGTCCTCGAGTACATGTCGCAGAACCCCGACGAGTACCCGCAGCTCCGTCAGCGCCTGATCGATTCGGGCATGATGGACGATGACGATCTGCCGCCGGCGTACGATCCTGAGTATCTCGGCATGGCGATCATGGTGCTCAACGAGTACCGTGACATGCGTTCGGCTGGCGCTCAAGCGCCCATGCAGATGGCACCAGAGGTCGAGAACCTCGGACCAATGCCCATGGCCGAAGGCGGTCTGGCCGATGTTGCCTCGTATCTGGCCTCACAGGGCCGCAATGGCGACACGATGCTGGCGCACATCACGCCGGCCGAAGCCCGTCTGCTCAAGGCAATGGGCGGATCGGGCACCATCAATCCCCGCACGGGATTGCCTGAATTCTTCCTCAAGAAGATCTTCAAGAAGGTCAAAAAGGCCGTCAAGAGTCTCCTTAAGAACCCGATCGTCCGCGTCATTGCTACTGTTGCATTGGCCACGGTCCTCGGCCCAGCAGCCGCGTCCATTGGTATGTCGACCGCTGCCGCTACGGCCACCGCTTCGGTGGTGTCGTCGGCTGCCGTCAGCGCCATGGCCGGCGAGAAACTCAACGCCAAGAACCTCCTGATTAACGCCGCAACGAGCTACTTCGGCGCTGGCGGCACGATCGGTGGCGTGAACCCTGTCTCCAGCATTGCGAAGCTTGCAAGCCGCATCCCCGGCGTCACCGAGGGCGGCAAGCTCGCGCAGGGCATCGGCTCTGGCTTGACGAGCGCGGCGATCGGCAAGGCCGCTGGCATGAGCACCGAAGAGGCGCTTGGCATGGGCCTTCAGCAAGGCGTCATGGCGGGGCTCACGTATAAGCCAGAGCAGACTCCTGTTGAAAGCGCCACGGGCCAAGGACCAACACAAGCGGCTCCGGGTCAACAAGCTCCTATTCAACGCGGCATTGGCGAACTGCCTCCGAGTGACTACGTTGCCGCTCCGGAGCAGGTCGGTACGACCGCCCCTGGAGCCGTGGGCACTGCTGCGTCTGGCGAGGTGGCCGGCAAGAGCTTCTTCGACCGCCTAAACCCGTTCAGCAAGCTCCCTGATGACTATCCGGTAGATGCGGCTACAGGTGCGCCCGTTAACCCTGCCCAAACATTCACGGGCCGGTTGAACGAATTTGCCAACATGCCGTCGTTCCAGACGTTCAAGGACGCGTTTTTAGTTAACCCGTATGCCAAGACAGAACTTGGCAGATATGTTCCTGCTGCGCTCACTACGATGGGCGTTGGCGCATTGACGGGTGGATTTAAAGCCACTCCAGCAAACGAAAATCCGCTCTTTAATCGTAATTACACTGGCGCGGACTACATCCGCGACAATCCGAACCTCTTCGGCGGTGCATTGGGTCGCGTTGAGGGCATGCCGCAATCGTACGATCCGTTCGTGCGCACGCAATCACCGAGCATGCCTCCCGGATCACAGATCCCGATATACACGCCGCGTGGTGCTACGATGATGCCCACCGGCGTCCCGCAGCCATACAATGTGGCAGGACTTTATGGCGTCCCTGACCTGTCGGCCCCCGTGCAACAGCCGACCTATCCCGTGCCGGGGTACGCAAAGGGTGGCGATCCGAAACCAACGCATTTCCCCCGTAAAACAGGCCCAATCAACGGTCCTGGAACGGGCACTTCTGACTCCATTCCGGCGATGTTGTCGGATGGTGAGTTTGTATTCACGGCTAAAGCCGTTCGCAATGCCGGAGGCGGTAGCCGCCGCAAAGGCGCAAAACGCATGTACGCCTTGATGAAGAAGCTCGAAGGCGGACCGGTGAAGGGGTAATAAAATATGTCAGCTACCGCAAGTGACGTTCAACAAGGAATCGTACGTGAAGCTCCTGAGATCGAGGCCTATAAACTTGACCTGTTGAAACAGGCGCGGGACTTGGCGTTTAACGTCAAGCGCGACGCAGCCGGCAACGTTATTGGTACGACAACCCCGCTCGCGCAGCAGCTTCCGGCTTATCAAGTCGCTGGCTTCTCGCCGGCTCAGTTGGCCGCGATGCGCGCCGCCGAGGCGCAAGGCGTTGGCTCTTACATGCCGTATATACAGGCAGCCAACCAAGGCGTTGGCGCTGGCATGCAGACGACCGCCGAAGCGGCCGATGTGCTCCGTGGCGCGGACACACGTAATCAGTTCTACGATGCGCAGCAGGCCATGCGCAATGCCGCTCTGGCAGGCCAAGGCATCACTTCTGGCGTTGGCCAGCTTGGCGTCGGCCTTGGCTATTTGGACGAAGCGGCTCGCCGTGCTGGGATGTCGGACGTTTCGGGCCGTCTCGGTGGTGCGTACCAAGACGTAGAGACGGGCCTCGGCGCGTTGGCCACGGCTCAGAACATGGCGGCGCTTTCGTCGCAAGCCGACCTGCAACCGGCCACGGCCGCGATCGGACAGGGCTTTGCGGGACTGACTGGTGCGCAACAGCTTGCGCTTGGCGCTGCCGGTGCGGACTTCGCTGGCTCACAGGGGCTTTTAGGTGCGGGTATCGGCGGCTTCCAGCCTGGCCAAGAGACCGCTGCCTTCATGAACCCGTATCAGCAGTCGGTGATCGACGAGGCGATGCGCCAGATCAACCGACAGGGCCAGATTGCCCAGCAGGGGCTTTCGGCGCAGGCCGTTCGCTCCGGTGCGTTCGGTGGCGAGCGCGAAGGCGTGCAGCGTGCCGAGCTTGAGCGCGGTCTTTTGGAGCAAAAGGCGAGCACTATCTCGAACCTGCTCAATCAGGGCTACAACCAAGCGCAGGCCAATGCGATGGCCTCCTTTGAGCAGCAGCAACAGCGTCGTATGCAGGCCGGTCAAACGGTCGGTCAGCAGGCCGCGCAGCAGGCGCAGCTCGGACAGGCCGCCGCAGGACTTTACGGCAACCTCGCGCAGAATCAGATTGCTGCGGGACAAGGCCTTGGTCAGTTAGGCGTGCAGCAGGCACAGCTTGGCCAGTCGGCAGCGGGGCTCTATCAGCAGGCCGCTCAAAACTACGGCAACCTTGCTTCGCAGACGGGTGCTCTTGCTGGCCAAGAAGCCAACATGCAGCAGAACATCGCCAATCTTTTGGCGGCGCAAGCGGGACAGCGTGGCCAGATCGCACAGACGGCTGCCGGCATTTACGGTCAACAAGCCGGCACGTTCCAAAATATTGGACAAGGCATTGGCTCTCTCGCAGGCCAGCAGTTCGGTATCGGTCAAAACATGGCCCAGGGCCTTGGTGCGTTGGGCGGTCAGCTTGGCCAACTTGGCGTACAGCAGGCGGCTTTGGGTCAGACGGCACAGGCCATGAACCAAGGCGACGTCAACTTCCTGTACAACGTCGGCCAGTCGCAGCAGGCACTGGCGCAGCAAGGCATCGATGCGCAGCGTGCAACGCAGCTTCAGCAGATCTATGCTCCGTACCAGCAGGTTGGATTTTTGTCCGACGTTTATCGCGGCGCACCGTCGACGCAGATGTCGACGCAGGTCTCCAGCGTTCCATCAGCAAGCCCATTCCAACAAGCCGTAGGCATTGGACTTGGCGCAGTGGGCACCTTGGCGGGTGCCAAGAAAGCCGGACTTTTCTAAGGGGTCGATATGGCAAAGGCAAGAGAAATGTTGGACGACGTGGAAAACGTCGGCATCATGCAGGGCTTCCTCGACGAGGCAGACGATGCCATGGAGATGGAAGACGAGATGGAGGAAGAGGAGGATGCGGACGAGGAAAACTCGGCTGCTAAAGTCCTCGATCGCCGTCCCAATTCGCCTGAGATCCTCATGAACAATCTCCGTGGCGACATGCGCTCCGTCG